CCTACATATTCTGGACGGCAAGGTCGTGGATCTCGCGGATGGTTCATTTATCCAACCCTTCGCAGAATTCAGCCTGAATTGATTAACAAATGGGAAGAAAGTTTTACTCGCATTATTAAGGAATGGGTCTGATGGCAACCGGTAATCGCACATTAAAGTTATCAATCCTTGCCGATGTTGATGACTTAAAAAAGAAGTTAGGCGAAGCTGACAAAGCCGTAGAAACTAACTCAAGCAAAATTGGTGAGTTTGGAAAAAAGGCTGCTGCTGCTTTTGCGGTCGCTGCTGCTGCTGCCGTTGCCTATGCTGGCAAATTAGCCATAGATGGGGTCAAGGCTGCGATAGAGGATGAACAGGCACAGTTAAGGTTAGCCAATGCCCTAAGACAGGCCACAGGTGCTACTGATGCCCAAATAGCGGCAACTGAGGACATGATCCTAAAGACATCCTTAGCCACAGGTGTTGCAGACGATAAATTGCGTCCAGCCATGCAGAGATTGGCAGTATCTACAAAATCTACTGAGGAAGCCCAAAAGTTATTAACCCTTGCTTTAGATATTAGTGCTGCATCAGGTAAAGATTTAGAAACTGTTGCAAATGCTTTAGGTCGTGCTCAGGATGGAAATGTTACATCTCTTGGCAGATTAGGACTTGGATTAAGCAAGGCTGAATTATCAACATTATCTTTCACTGAAGTTCAGGCCAAGTTAGCCGAGTTATATGGTGGCGCAGCAGCTACAAATGCTGAAACCTTTCAAGGAAAAATTGATCGCTTAAAAGTAGGATTTGATGAAGCAAAGGAAAGTTTAGGCGTTGCTTTATTGCCAGCAGTTGAGCAATTTATTACATTCTTAAACGATCAGGGCATTCCCACCCTTAATGCTTTTATTGCAGGATTAACTGGTGATGAAGGATTAAGTGCCAGCCTTACCGAAACTCAAAGAGGTGCTGAAAGTTTTGGAAAAGCAATTGGCGTAGTGAGTGGGATTATTTCAGGATTTATTACATTCCTAAGAGAAGCAATTGGCTTAGTTGTATCACTTGCAAATGAATTAATTAGAGTCGTTAATATAATTCCTGGTGTAAATGTAGGCTCAATTCCAAACCCTGCTCCATCAGCTGCTAGATCATCATTACCATCAGTTCCAAGAGCAAGCGGTGGTTATACCACAGGTCAAGGCGTTACAAACATAACTGTTAATGCAATCGATGGCGAAGGTGCTGCAAGAGCTGTTGCTAAAGTTGTTAATGATAGTGCAGCAAGATCAAACCCATATCTTTCAAGAGCAGCCGTTAAGCCATAACTATGAGCGTCTGGACACCAGATTGGAAACTAATTGTCGGTGGGGTTGATTATACTGACATAGCAATAAGCGACATTCAGCATCAATCTGGTCGTGATGATATTTACTCACAGCCAAATCCATCTTATATTCAGATAAGTTTAGTTGCCTTAAATGGTCAAACATTACCTTTTGACATTAATGACAGTTTAGATTTACAAGTCAAAAACAGCGCAGGAACTTATGTAAGCCTATTTGGTGGCGACATTACAGATGTAACTGTTGCGGTCGGTGCTACTGGATCGATAGCCACAGTTGTTGAATACACACTTACCGCAATGGGTTCACTTGTCAAATTAGCAAAAGAAATCTGGGATGACAACATTTCTCAAGATGAGGATGGCAACCAAATTTATGACATTCTTTCTAGCGTATTACTTGGAACTTGGAATGATGTTCCAGCAGCTTCCCAATGGTCAACTTACAATCCAACTGAAACTTGGGCAAATGCTGTCAATTTAGGATTAGGCGAAATAGATCAGCCCGGTCTTTACACAATGCAACATCAACCGACTACAACTGACACGATTTATAACATTGTTTCAGATATTGCTAGTTCAGCATTTGGTTATATCTATGAGGATAATGCTGGAAATATAGGTTATGCAGATGCAGACCACAGGCAAAATTATCTTTTAACTAATGGTTATGTTGAATTAGATGCCGGTCATGCTTTAGGTGCTGGACTTTCAACTGTTATGCGTTCATCAGATGTTAGAAATGACATTTACATAAATTATGGCAACAATTATGGATCACAAAAAACAGCTAGTGATGCCGCATCAATTGCCCTATATGGCTACAAAGCCGAAACTATCAATTCTAGGATTCATGGAGCTGTCGATGCCCAAGCAATTGCTGATCGCTATATTGCCCAAAGAGCTTATCCAAGACCATCATTTCAATCCATAACCTTTCCAATAACTAACCCTGAAATCGACAACGCTGATCGTGATGATTTGCTGGGTGTATTTATGGGAATGCCAGTCAATATCAAAAACCTGCCAACTCAAATATCCAATGGCGAGTTTGAGGGCTATGTTGAGGGCTGGTCATGGAGCACAAGATTTAATGAACTATTTTTGACAATCAATGTTTCGCCTGTTGAGTTTAGCCAAGTGGCGATGCGTTGGAATACCACCCCAATAACAGAGGCTTGGAACACTTTAAGCAACACTCTGACTTGGGAATACGCTACAATAGTCGCATAGGAAAAGGACAATATGGCAACCACTACTAATTACAGTTGGACAACACCAGATGACACCGCGCTGGTCAAAGATGGCGCAGCAGCTATTCGATCACTTGGAACTGCTATTGATACAACAGTATTTAATAACGCAAGTGCAGGAATTGCTAAAACTATTGTTGATGCAAAAGGCGATATCATTGCAGCCACAGCAGCAGACACAGTTGCGAGATTAGCAGTTGGAACTAACGATCATGTTTTAACAGCAGACTCATCAACTGCCACAGGATTAAAATGGGCTTTACCTGCTGGCGGTGCTGGCAATATGGTTCAAGTTGCAACAGGATCTTTAAGTGGCACAAGCGTAACAATTTCATCATTATCAACTTATACCGAATTAATTTTGAGAATTGAAGGTGCTCACGCAACAGCAGCAACTAGATTAAGAATAAGAATTAATGCAAACACAGGATCTAATTATGATTCTTTAACTGTTAGAAGTTTAGAAGATGGAAGCGATTGGGAACGAGATCTCAATGGATTATCAACTGGAATACAAATTCCAAACGGAGGTATATCTCAAGCAGCAAATAATGGTGATTGCAATTACAATCTAAAATTTACAAATTGCAAAAATGCTGGTTTTACTGATTATTATGTTTTGCCAACTCATGTTAGAACGTCAACTGATCGACATTTGATAACTGGTGCTGGAGTTTATGTGGTATCTGAATCAGTTAGTAGTTTAGTCATTGATTTTGTTGGCGGTCAAACTTTTAGTGCTGGTGGAACTTATACTTTATGGGGGGCATAATGTTCAAAATCATTCACGATACATATTCAAACGAAATTATTGAAGTGCCATTAACTAATGCTGAAATTGCACAATTAAAAAAAGATGCTGCTGCATTTGAAAAACAAATTGAAAAAGAAAATGCACAACAAGAGTTAAAATCAGCGCAACGCCAAGCCATTCTTGATCGTCTAGGTTTAACTGCTGATGAAGCAAAATTGCTACTTGGCTAATGAAGGCTTGGTTATCTAAAGCTGCTGTTCAAATGCGTGAGCAGATTGACGACAGTTTTGCCGATAGATCGCGCAAGTCTGATGGTTGGATCGGAAACGAGAAGCACCAAAACACTAAGAGCGATCACAACCCGCTGCCGTCTGGTGAAGTTTGTGCTATCGATGTCGATGCGAAATTATGCGATCAGCCTGAGATGAGCATTTACCTAGCCGAGCAAATCAGAGTTGCTGCAAAAACCGATAAGCGAATTAGTTACATAATCCATTGTGGCAAGATTGCTAGTGCTAAATCATTTTGGCGTTTTGTCAAATATCGTGGCATTAACCAACATACGCGACATATTCATATTTCATTCAAACCAAATCAAAAAGGCGAGTTCTTCAACATCCCACTACTAGGAGGCAAATAATGAAACTGACCAACAAACATAAGGCAGCGATTAAGTCATATCTAAGAGCTGTTGCAGCTTCCGGTATTACTGTCCTATTGGCAATTGCAGCTGACATCCGACCAGAGTATGCAATTCTGCTTGGTTCAATAGTTGCACCTGTTGCTAAAGCAATTGACCCAAGTTCAGGCAAAGAAGCTGATTATGGCGTTAATGCGAAATGACACCAAACGAATTAGTCGCATTTGGCGTTGGCGTTTGCAGTATCGCGACCGCTTTATTGCTGGCTCTACGATGGGTTATTAAAAGTTTCTTAAGCGAACTCAAGCCTAATGGTGGCTCAAGCATGAAGGATCAATTAAACAGATTAGAACAGCGTGTTGATGATCTGTATTCTTTAATAGTTAAGCGATAATTTATTTTATGGCGAACACACGAAAACCTATCAAACGCAAAAAGATCAATCGTCGAGTAGTTCGCCAAACTCCTGATCCAACAAAGATTGATGCGCATTACATTGCGTTGCACGAATGTTACAAAGCAGCTCGTAAAGCAGGATTTACACCAGAGCACGCATTCTGGTTAATGACCGAGCATAAGACTTTTCCTGATTGGGTCGTAGGCGATGGTGGGATTATTCCTTCCATAGATCCAACTGACGATGAGGATGAAGATTAAGGCTAACCGTAGGTATCTAGTAACGCCTGACCTGCAAATTCCACTACACCATCCAAAAGCGGTGTCTAACCTAATTAAAATGGCAAGGCGTGAGAAGTTTGATTTTGTATTAAATGTTGGTGATGAAATGGATCTTGGCAGTCAGTCGCGTTGGGCAAAAAATACCAAGTTAGAATTTGCGGAAACACTTGATGAAGAAAGAAAATTAGGGCAAGAAATTCTTTATGATTTAGGCACGACAGATATAGTCAGATCAAATCATACGGATCGCATTTACCAAACATTGCTTAAAGGTGCGCCATCACTTATTGGATTACCAGAATTGGCTTATGACAAATTCATGGATTTCAGCAGCTTAGGAATTCGATTTCATAAGAGAGCCTACGAGTTTGAAAAGGGCTGGCACTTGGCTCATGGCGATGAAGGCAACATGTCTAAGCACGCAGGTATAACAGGGCTAAATTTAGCC